GAACCCGCTAACGCAATCCAGACTACCCTTAGTAGACTAACTTGCTGCACGAACGCACAATCTTTCCTAGAGTGTGTATTTCTCCATTTTTTGTTTCCGATCTAGGTCTAGATTTTCTTAAATAACGCTCTTAGCTCAACTGACGGTGACGACATTGTCAGCTGGAGCTATAACTACACCGAGCTCTCGCTACGAACCCCCACTCAGACCCGCTCAAATTCGCCGAAACTCAGCCATCGACTTGACTCCGTCAACACGGTTCTCCTGGGTGATTTTCCTGAACACTTTTCCCCCGATTAAGTTTGCCATAGTACGCGAGGAATCAAACTTCTTCACTAGAGCCTCGATTAGCGCGAGTGGGGAAGCAGCAACGAACTCAGAGATGACAGTAGGAGCCACTGTTGTGGTCTGGCACAACAGAGAGTCCGCCATTTCTTGCAGGTGCACCTTCTTGTACAGCTTAACCAGCGTACGGGCTCTCCTAGCTAGAGGCTGCCGAGTTAGGGCAGTGGCAACCGCGCTGGACAGCCGGTTCTCATGGAGAACAGCGCGGGTTGCCTCAATTGAACTAGGCGAGAGCATGATAGCTACAGTAGACTTCTCAACTACATCTTGCCGGAGGATCCGGGAAACCTTGGGGAGATAAGCAGGATAGGCTCTACACATCTCTTGCAGGCATGCTATCCCCTCGATCAGCCCGTCTGGAACCAAGTTGGTTATTACGGCCACGACGGATCCGGTGCCAAGCCCACCCAGGGAACCTGGGGTGAACGCATAGAGGACCGCCGCGCGTGCGTCCATGAACTTCCGAACTCCGTAGACTAAGAGCATACGCCCGATCAGCCACAAGTACGCGACGAAGCTGGATATTATGTCCAAACCAGACTTCATTGCTCCTTGAGCGCCACTGAGGTATGCATTGGCACGCGCCCTGAGAGTTTCGTGCTTCTCAAATGCTTTCGTTCCTACGCGCATGATCGCTCTGAGTCCGTAGGTTATGTGACGACCTTCGAAGTAGATCTCGTTCAGGAAGATCGCAAAGCTGTCTGACATGAAGCACTTACTCTTCTCCAGCAAGAAACCCAAGCCCTGGTAGGTCTCCTCGACGACCTCCACGAACCTCAGAAACCGGGTGGGACCATGCACCGCCTTGTCGAGAAAGGCAGCGAGACCGTCGTCGATGTAGGCTGCGAGCGGGATGGTGACTTCATGCCCAGTGGCTCTGCGGTAGCGGTACACGCTGTACCCCATTAGCGCACAGTGGAGGAACGAAAGCTCCTTCCCATTGTACCCCTCTAGGTTGGCACCTGGGTTGATGTACGCAGCTTGATATCCTCGCTTGTTGAGACAGATGGTTGCGCCTTCATTGATGTGCTTTGCCTGGTAGAACTCGCTGCGGTCGAACACTTCTCCCCACGCCTCGTGGCTTATGCGCTGAACGTCATCTCGCATCCCAGGAGACCATGCGGCAATGTCGAAGTTCATGAAGTATACTGCGTCGTCATGTCCGAGCGCCGGCGCAACCATTTGCATGATTTTGGTCGTCACAAACTCCGGACTCTGCCCTATCATGTACCCAGGGCAGTGCAGCGCAACCCGATGCACGTTCTCCTCCATCTCGGATTGAACAATTCGGTCACTATAGTTGCCAATGAAGAACAGCCGCGAAACGGGCTTGTGAGCTTCCATTTTGAACCCGACGCGATGGCTGTGAATCTTCCGCGTGAGCCTAGTTCGGGCACTGTCCGGGGTTGGACACGAACCGTCGAACAAATAGCGGAGGAGCATGTTCCTGCGACGGAAATGTTCAGGGTCGTCGTCCATCACGTCGTCGAAGTTCTCCTCACATACAGCCGAGTCCTTGAGAATGTCGGGGTTGTCCTCAGTCCTGACCTTGTAGGTGCAAACACCAGTCAAGTCAAC